TTTCCTAAACTCGACAAACACTTCCTGTTTAAGAAAGAGTTTACGATTATCAATGGCCACAGCAACGTAGGTAAGACAACGACAGCGCTGTATCTAATGGTGTCTGCTTCAGTGCTACATGGTTGGCGTTGGATTATATACTCCTCGGAGAACAAGACTGCCTCTATTAAGATGAGGTTGATGGAGTTCTTGGTTGACCTACGTATCACTGACATGCACTACGAGGAACGTATCGCTGCATACAAGTGGGTCAATGAGCACTTCACAGTTATCAGTAACCAGCAAGTATACAGTTACACAGACCTGCTTGTGTTTGCTGAGAAACTCATACGCCAGGAGAAGTACGATGGGTTCTTGATTGATCCATACAACTCACTCAAGACTACGATATCTAAGGGGGCGCAACTGTCCTCACACGAATACCACTATGAAGCGGCATCTGAAATGCTGACGTTTAGCGTTACTAATAACATGGCGATATGGCTGAACACTCACAGCATTACGGAGGCACAGCGTATAACAGGGCCCGATGGTCTACCCGTTGCACCTGGTGCGGCCATGACTGAAGGCGGTGGTAAGTTCGTGAACCGCTGCGATTCCTTCTTGACATTCCATAGAAAAGTGCAGTCAGATGAGCACGCTATACGTATACGCACGGAGATACACGTACGTAAACAACGCAACCAAGAGACGGGCGGTATGCCGACACCATATCTAGATCCTATCCTTATAGAAATCAATTCCTCTTACACAGGTTTCACTGAACTTGGAACAGGTGTTAAAAACTTTAAGCCATTAGCATACAAGAACAGCACATTGGACTTATATTAGAGTGTGAATGAATACGAAGAAATCATTGTAACTCTACCGAAGCCACCGTCGCTCAACCAGTTCTACTCTGGTAGGCACTATGCGGTGCGCAAGAAGTATAAGGACAAGTACTGGGATGAAATTGCAAAGGCCATGGACAAGTTGGATAAGTTCAGTATGGACAAAATGTCTATACATGTTCGCTACAATTGTCGCTTCGATGTTGATAACGCTATATGTTGTTGTAAGTTTTTGGCGGATTATTTGCGAAATCATGGGTATATTCAAGATGACAACCCAAAGTTCTTTACGTCACAGTCAACAGCATATGACCCGACGTTAGAGAAGGATGAGTTTGTTGCCAAAATAAAATGCCATGGATATCAAATCGTTGAGTGAGGTTTACTTTCTTGCGACCAGCCGCATGCACGAGGCAGCGACTGAGTTGTACGAGAGCCTGCATACAAACGCAGGGTCTCCAAGAACGGACGCCGAGAGACTACACAACACCATCCGTAAGTACAAGAGAAACATTGATTCAGAATTTGACCTAATACGTTCTGCGCTGCTGGAGTATTATGATGACGCTGATTTATCTTGACGGACTAAACGGTATTAACTACCACAGATTGATGACGCCCTTCATCCGATTAAAGGAAGAGGAGGGAGTCAACGTGCACTTTATTGACAGCCTTAATGAACTCAAAGAGTTTGACTTATCTAGTGTGTCGCACTTGGTGGGATCAAGAAGGTTCGGGGTGTCGGATGCTAAAGCCTTTAAACAATTCTTAGTAGACAACGATGTCAAACTTATACTTGACAACGATGACTATTGGGAACTACCAAAGGACAATCCAGCGTACGACCATTACAAGAACAACGAACAATACTTTATTAAAGACAGCATACAGATAGCGGATGAAATCTGGACACCATCAGCGTACCTCGCTGAGAGGATGAAGAAGATTAATTCCGACGCTGTATATAGAATCATACCAAACACTATATATCAAAAGGAGAAACAGTGGAGAGACTCCGATAAAGATGTGAGTGTGGATTATAAAGTTAGGTTTGGTTACCTCGGAGCCAATGGACACCAGGAAGACCTGGATGTAATGGGCATGACATTCGAGGACCATGAGTTGTACTGTATGAACCTTATGGATTATCCAGAGCGACTCAAAGCAAAGTACAGAATGAACCCCGTGGACATTACTCAGTACGCACAGTTGTATAAGTTCTTCGACGTCTCCCTCAGCCCCTTGAAGAACTCAAGATTCAACAAGTGCAAATCAGAACTGAAGGTAGTAGAAGCGGGGTTCACTCGTACTGCAATCATAGCATCCAACGTAACGCCATATAAGGAGGTTATAAAGCACGAAGAGACGGGCATCCTATGTAGTAGTCCAAAGGAATGGAAAGAGGCCGTAGAAAGCATGACACTAAGCAAAGCGCAGAGACTTGGAAATAATCTGTACGAGTACTGTAAAGAGCACTACGATTTGTCCACCATAAATAAACTACGATTGGAAGGACTGTCATGAAAAACCTAACCATACCGTCATACCTAAAGCATTACGCAAATGACCTCACCCTCATGCGCATTGAGGCTAACCGTCAACGATACGAGGGCACACACAAACAGCGCACGGGAACAAAAAAGTCTGTGCTGCTTGGCGAAGTATCGAGAGAATACTACACAGAATACATAGGGATACTTGGCGAGTTACTGATGCGACATTACTTTGAAATCACACCACAGGTTGTGCGCTACACAGTCTCAACGCTGTTAAAGGAAACCAAAAGTGTAACCGATGACCCAGACATCATAGTTGAAGCGACAGACAAGAACTATGGACTTAGTATCAAGACTTGTGAGAAAACATTCAAGGCAAACAAGCCAGCCATGGACAAGGAGGAGTCAGATCTGGTACTCTTCATCTTGTTTACATCACCCGAGGATTACATATTCGCCGATTTCACACCGGCAGAAGTAAGGGAGTGGAACGTAAAGCACGCTTACTCACCCTATTACGAATTGAAACCCTAATCGTTTCGTTTCGTACCTTCACGGCTCCCATAATTTCGTGGGCTACAACCTATTTTTTTATCAATCACTATGGAAGACTTCGACAAATTCGTAGCGGAACTTGAGTCCGCTGAACAGCCAACCTGTAACATCTCTAACCCAGAAGATTGCGAGGCTTGCGGTTCCTAATTAGAGTGGTCTATTCACTCTTAGGAAGTAAAGAAGTAGTAGAAGAATCAACAGAACGTAAAAGGAAAACTTGTACACCTTGTTGTACCACCTGTCGCTGTCCTTCATAACGACGGACGGGACAGGTACTTCTACGATTTGAACGATAGTGTCGGATTCACATACAGCATCGACCATGATAGTATCATATGATCGTACTACCTGGACTTTGAGTTTGTCCTTCTGAACTACTACCGTGTCTTGTGTACGTGTTATCACCGTGTCCGTCAAAGTAACAGGTGGAGTCACAATCGTATCCACAATAGCAATCGTGTCTGTCTTCAGTAGTGTCGGGTCCTTCTTTACTGCACGCTTGAGATGCCATTGAGCGCTGCAAGAACTCAATAAGACTATTGTAATTAACCCGACCAGCCATCTCATTATCTTGATTTTAGAATTTCGTTTTCCTTTTCCAGGAACTCTACCTTGACTCGGAGCGCATGAACCTCTGCGGTTAGTTCTAAGATGGAGCCACGCATCTTCTCTTTCTCTTCGGCGCTGTGGGCCAATAGTTCCTCAAGGTTTCTTACACGTGCCTTCAAGTCGTCACGGTAAAGAGTAGTATCATTGTTGGCCTCAGCGCCTTTGCGTTCTTCTGCTTTCATCTTCATTCGGTTGGTATAAAACTGGAACGCTGCACCACTACCTAATACAGTAACAACTGTTATCGCTATTTGGATCCAAGACTCCATTATCTTTCTCTGGTTTTTCTGTGTAAATATTCTGCGTTCAGTCTACGAACCACACCCCATGCGCTAAAGGCGAGAACAAACCAGCCCCAGTGTGTGGGTGATACAAAGATAGTACCTTCTACCGTGTATATTAGGAACGTAGATATGTAGGCGCTCATGCTTAGAACGGCTGCCCTCATTCTACAATGCAAGTCCTCGGTAGAAATGCAGTACAATTGAAATATACCAAATCCAACACACACTAAATTGTATATCGGCATCCATCCTATCTCCATAACAGTTACTAAAGGAGAAAGAATAATCAAACATACCGCAAGAGTAATCTCTGTAGGCTGACTATCGCTATACAGATAGATGTGACGTATTTTGGATGCTAACAACTTTATGCGCTGTATCTGTTTCACTTCTTTGCAAATTTTTCAAGCCCTGCTATTCCAAAACTGCCGAGCGTCACGATAAGAAAAGAGTTGTAGACAAAATCGTTGATAGGTAGGTGACTTCCAAAGAACCCTGTGACCACATCCACCACCATTACGATAACCATAATGGCAAAGGATAGAAAACCTATAACGGTCTTCTCATTGTAGTCGTTGCTCTCTTTGAAAATCTCTGTCCACTTCATCCTACAAATATACCAATCCTACTCTGGAAGTTCGACACCGTACAGCACGTACATGACTTCCTCTGGACTATCTTTAAATGTTCTCTTAATGGTACTCTCGACGCTGTTTACTATGTCGTAATTTTTAAACTTAGCAGAGTAGTTAGACGCGAAGTTGTATGCTTTCACAACCTCATCCAGTCTCGCCTTTCTTTTTACCCTCTCCGTCTCATTCATTTCAAGGTATGGCTTACGGAAGTTTTGATCGTTCATATTGTAGTAGAACTGCTTAGAAATATCTACCGGGTAGTCACGGAAAAGGAATGCTGTTGATAGTTCTAACGCAGTCTCTAATGGCTGTAGTTCTATATCTGGATTCTCTTCCGCTTGCTTCATTCTTTTGCGGTACTCGCGGGCGATATAGTTTATGTTAGGAGGTATGAATGTTTCCTTGAATACATATGAACCATATGCATCAGACCAGTCTGTAAGGTTAGGGCCAATGATGTATCTGTTAATCCAACCCACATCTTCGTTATCGAGGATAGGACGACCGTATGAATCCTTTCCATCCACGAGATTAAATAAAAGTCTTGCCGCAAGGTTAGGGTCCTTGAAGTCGGAGAGTATGCTGAGTAGTTGGTCGTTTCTTGATATACCATCACGTCCAAATATGAGGCCCTGTAGTTCATCGTAGGGGTCTTCTGAACTCATGTTGGCAAAACGAATCTTACCGCTATCGTTCATACCTACGGCTACAATGTTTGATCCCTGCATCCATGGTGGTAAGATATAATTTGTACCTCGTGCTTGTTCCCCGAGTTCTGTTTCTTCATCATCGTCAAGGAGCATGTTTGCAATAGCCTGGTAACCCATAGTGGATAAGCCGGCCAGCACCATCCCCATAGACAGGGTGCCAACACCATCTACCATGTACGCTTCACGCTGTGATGAGGTTAGGTTCTCGTTGGTCATAGCCATTGCTAAATCCGATACAGCGTTTTTGTATATACTGAAGTAACTACGGAACGCTTCTACACGGAACGACAAGAAGTCACCCACAGGTAACTTAAATAGGTTCCGCAGTGAAGGATGTATACGAGACATGGTTGGCATGTTCTGCTTGATACGCTCCGCTGTCATCTCATCTACTTGCTGTTGCTGCTCTGAATT